AACCTCACCGATCGCGGCGAAGGTTTCGTTCACGATCTGACGTCACTGGCGCGCGACGTAGCCACTGGCGTACTGGCTCGTTCAATGGACGTGGACATTTATAACCTTCATCCGGCACACGCTAAACGTGTCGAGGAAATTATCGCTGAAAATAAACCGCCCTTTTCTGTTTTCCGCGACAAATTCATCACCATGCCTGGCGGGCTGGATTATTCACGCGCCATCGTGGTTGCGTCCGTGAAAGAAGCACCAATTGGGATCGAGGTCATCCCCGCGCACGTCACTGAATATCTGAACAAAGTACTGACTGAAACCGATCATGCCAACCCTGATCCGGAAATCGTGGATATTGCCTGCGGTCGCTCCTCTGCCCCGATGCCGCAGCGTGTAACAGAAGAAGGAAAACAGGATGATGAAGAAAAACCACAACCAACTGGAACAACGGCAGATGAACAGGGAGAGGCTGAAACAATGGAACCGGACGCAACTGAACATCATCAGGACACGCAGCCGCTGGATGCTCAGTCACAGGTAAATTCTGTTGATGCGAAATATCAGAAACTGCGGGCAGAACTCCATGAAGCCCGGAAAAACATTCCATCAAAAAATCCTGTCGATGCCGATAAATTGCTTGCTGCATCACGTGGTGAATTTGTTGACGGAATTAGCGACCCGAACGATCCGAAATGGGTTAAGGGGATCCAGACTCGCGATTCTGTGTACCAGAACCAGCCAGAAACGGAACAAAACACGCCAGAAACGGAAAAAACCAGCCCGGATGTGAAACAACCTGAGCCAGTAGTGCAACAGGAACCGGAAATAGTCTGCAATGCCTGCGGTCAGACTGGCGGGGATAACTGCCCTGACTGTGGTGCGGTGATGGGCGACGCAACATACCAGGAAACATTCGATGAAGAGAATCAGGTTGAAGCTAAGGAAAATGATCCGGAGGAAATGGAAGGCGCTGAACATCCGCACAATGAGAATGCTGGCAGCGATCCGCATCGCGATTGCAGTGATGAAACTGGCGAAGTCGCAGATCCCGTAATCGTAGAAGACATAGAGCCAGGTATTTATTACGGAATTTCGAATGAGAATTACCACGCGGGTCCCGGTGTCAGTAAGTCTCAGCTCGACGACATTGCTGATACTCCGGCACTGTATTTGTGGCGTAAAAATGCCCCCGTGGACACCACAAAGACAAAAACGCTCGATTTAGGAACCGCTTTCCACTGCCGGGTACTTGAACCGGAAGAATTCAGTAACCGCTTTATCGTAGCACCTGAATTTAACCGCCGTACAAACGCCGGAAAAGAAGAAGAGAAAGCGTTTCTGATGGAATGCGCAAGCACAGGAAAAACGGTTATCACTGCGGAAGAAGGCCGGAAAATTGAACTCATGTATCAAAGCGTTATGGCTTTGCCGCTGGGGCAATGGCTTGTTGAAAGCGCCGGACACGCTGAATCATCAATTTACTGGGAAGATCCTGAAACAGGAATTTTGTGTCGGTGCCGTCCGGACAAAATTATCCCTGAATTTCACTGGATCATGGACGTGAAAACTACGGCGGATATTCAACGATTCAAAACCGCTTATTACGACTACCGCTATCACGTTCAGGATGCATTCTACAGTGACGGTTATGAAGCACAGTTTGGAGTGCAGCCAACTTTCGTTTTTCTGGTTGCCAGCACAACTATTGAATGCGGACGTTATCCGGTTGAAATTTTCATGATGGGCGAAGAAGCAAAACTGGCAGGTCAGCTGGAATATCACCGCAATCTGCGAACCCTGGCTGACTGCCTCAATACCGATGAATGGCCAGCTATTAAGACGTTATCACTGCCCCGCTGGGCTAAGGAATATGCAAATGACTAAGCAACCACCAATCGCAAAAGCCGATCTGCAAAAAACTCAGGGAAACCGTGCACCAGCAGCAGTAAAAAATAACGACGTGATCAGCTTTATTAATCAGCCATCAATGAAAGAGCAACTGGCAGCAGCTCTCCCACGCCATATGACGGCTGAACGAATGATACGTATCGCCACCACAGAAATTCGTAAGGTTCCGGCGCTAGGAAACTGTGACACCATGAGTTTTGTCAGTGCGATCGTTCAGTGTTCACAGCTCGGCCTTGAGCCAGGTAGCGCCCTCGGCCACGCATATTTACTGCCTTTTGGTAATAAAAACGAAAAGAGCGGTAAAAAGAACGTTCAGCTAATCATTGGTTATCGCGGCATGATTGATCTGGCTCGCCGTTCTGGTCAAATCGCCAGCCTGTCAGCCCGTGTTGTCCGTGAAGGTGACGAGTTTAGTTTTGAATTTGGCCTTGATGAAAAGTTAATACACCGCCCGGGAGAAAACGAAGATGCACCAGTGACCCACGTCTATGCTGTCGCAAGACTGAAAGACGGAGGGACTCAGTTTGAAGTTATGACGCGCAAACAGATTGAACTGGTGCGCAGCCAGAGTAAGGCTGGTAATAACGGGCCATGGGTAACTCACTGGGAAGAAATGGCAAAAAAAACGGCTATTCGTCGCCTGTTTAAATACCTGCCTGTCTCAATTGAAATCCAGCGTGCAGTATCAATGGATGAAAAGGAACCACTGACAATCGATCCGGCAGACTCCTCTGTATTAACCGGGGAATACAGTGTAATCGATAATTCAGAAGAATAATTCAGCCTGGCGGTGTAATGCACCGCCAACGTGAGACAGTTTTTATGACAAAAATTATGAGATATGACGATGTTAAACCATGTCCGTTTTGTGGTTGTCCATCTGTTACGGTGAAAGCAATTTCAGGGTATTACCGGGCAAAATGCAACGAATGCGAATCCCGAACTGGCTATGGTGGAAGTGAAAAAGAAGCACTCGAAAGATGGAATAAACGAACTACTGGAAATAATAATGGAGGTGTTCATGTATAAAATAACTGCCACTATTGAAAAAGAAGGTGGCACTCCTACTAACTGGACAAGATATTCAAAATCTAAATTAACGAAATCAGAATGCGAAAAAATGCTCTCAGGGAAAAAAGAAGCAGGCGTGTCCAGAGAGCAGAAAGTAAAGCTGATAAATTTTAATTGCGAGAAACTTCTGTCCTCGTGAGTTGCATTATATACAAATTATAACTTCATAGCTGATTATTAAAAATCAACCACACCCGCCAGTATTCTGTATATTTACTGGCGGTCATATCGTAAGAGGTATGGCAATGAATCTTGTGACACTCAAAACGTGGGGAAAACTCAGATATCCGGATAACCCACCATCAATATCAACGCTGAGACGATGGGCAAGGAATGGAAACATTTATCCTGCACCTGAACTACACGGGAGGAGTTACAGGGTGGTTCCGGAAGCTTTCTATATCAACCCAAATAAGGTTGATACCGATATAACACACCATCAGCCTAATGGGCGACAAGGGAGAGACAGTCCGTTACTGGAGAAGTTAAAACATGCAGCGGAAAAAATACGATCCCAATTTGCCTAAAAACTTAACATATCGAAGGAGGGACAAAGCATATTACTGGCGCAACCCTCTGACGAAAGAAGAATTTACACTAGGTAAAATTTCAAGAAGAGATGCAGTAGCGCAGGCAATTGAAGCAAATCATTATATATACAAAAACTACTCTCCTGCTGCCTTAATTGAAAAACTAAAAGGGTTCGACTCATTTACTATGGCAGACTGGATTGAACGTTACAAAACGATTCTTATAAGGAGAAAAGTGTCCAGAAATACTTATAAAATTCGGGTAAATCAACTGGAGACAATAAAAGAAAAATTAGGAGGGGTTTTACTGACAGAAATAACCACTCGCCATATTGCCGAGTTTCTTGATTTGTGGATTGAAGGAGGGAAAAACACGATGGCAGGATCAATGCGTTCTGTGTTATCTGATATGTTCCGCGAGGCCATTGTTGAAGGACGTATATCTCAAAATCCAGTAACACCAACAAGAGCACCGAAAATAGTAGTTACAAGAGAACGACTGAAACTAAAGACATACAACTGCATCAGGGAGGCAGCAGATCAACTTCCGGCATGGTTCCCATTAGCTATGGATTTAGCCCTTGTAACAGGACAACGTCGCGAAGACATAACGAATATGCGGTTCAGTGATATTTATGATGATCGTCTCCACATCAGGCAAATTAAGACAGGAATGATGATTGCTATCCCCCTGTCACTCAGCCTTCCTGTCGCTGGTCTACGGCTTGGTACAGTAGTTGAACGATGCCGCCTGGTAAGCCGGGGAGATTATCTAATCAGTGCCGGGATTAGAAAAAACAGCCCTGACGGCAGCATTCACCCGGATGGCCTGACAAAAAAATTTGTCGCAGCCAGAAAATTAACAGGTATCCAGTTCAGTGAAAACCCACCAACTTTTCACGAGATCAGAAGTCTGGCTGGACGATTGTACAAAGAAACATGTGGAGAAGAATTTGCCCAGCGCCTACTTGGTCACACATCGGAGAAGACAACAAAAATGTATCTTGATGAGCGAGAAAAAACGTACTTACTGCTCTGATTTTAACGTAAATGGATTGTTAAATGTATATTGGTTGTGATATAACCAAAAAAGACCGGAATACAGAAATTCGAGTAAATTTCGGGGAATTTCGGGGAGACGCTTGCAACTGATTGATTTTAAATACAATTAAAAAAAGACCGAATACGATTCCTGTATTCGGTCCAGGGAAATGGCTCTTGGGAGAGAGCCGTGCGCTAAAAGTTGGCATTAATGCAGGCTTAGTTGCCTTGCCCTTTAAGAATAGATGACGACGCCAGGTTTTCCAGTTTGCGTGCAAAATGGTCAATAAAAAGCGCGGTGGTCATCAGCTTAAATGTTAAAAACCGCCCGTTCTGGTGAAAGAACTGAGGCGGTTTTTTTATTGGAAATCAAAAGGCTATTTTAGGTAATTAACAGAGTTTTTCAGCTCGTTCTATAAACGGTGCCAGACTCATTTTTTCGCCGGGATTGTTAGGATCATCAATCTGAATCACCGAAATGGGTTGGGCTTTAGTCTTCCCACTGGCAACTTCCTTTTGTGCGATATCGTTTAAAGGATACTGCACGAGGGTACTTGGGTTGATGACATACAAAGCATTACCCGGTCGGCAAGTCAGCATCACCTCTTCGCGATTAAACGCCCATTTGTCTTTACCCACTTCAAAACGGCTGACGGTAATCACCTGCGGTGCCGCCAGCGCCGCTGCAGAACTGGTGAGTAACAGAAACGCCAGAATACTTTTTTTCATCAT